CGTGAAGATTGTCCCTGATCTGACAAATTTTCGGGATGTGCGTCTTGTTCTTCCAAGGAAGCGAAGAATTCGTAGTACTACGGGTGTCCGTAGCAAAGATGTACTCTCGGACTTCCTTGGTTGTGTCTAGCCATTTCGAACGGTAGCTTTCCCATTCGTTGTACTTATTAGCAATCGTACAAGCGAGATCGTCAGCTCGTCCAATTACGTCATGTAGTTCGATAGTCTGAGCCATTAAACCTGCGCCATATAGTTGCAAAACTGATGAGCGGAGAACACTGCCCTAGTCGGGTCTTGTTCACTCGCAGCGAAGTACCATCCGTCGTCTTTCTGACCAATGATCAGCACGTAATCAAGCTTGTCCTTTGACACCTTTTCCAGAAGCTGAGCCACGCTCGTTTCGTCAATGGGAATGATCTCGATCATGCCATTACTCCTCCAAAACGCGGATGGTACACAACATTACTTTGTCCTTCAAGTCGTCCCGAAAGAATACCTTGAGGGGGGACGGCGATTGAGACCGCAGAAGCAAGGGCGTCCTTACAGTCGTCGTGGGGAGGATGCTTAAGAAGAAGTTCGTCTTCAAGAGTCTGACAGTTGCCTCCTTTGTAATGCCAAATCGACTGCTGATCATAGCGGGGCTCAAGAATGGCAGCAATACGCTCTTCCTTGGAGCCTTCGTGCTTGGTAGGCTTCAGTTCAACGATTGAAATATACAATCCGTTAGGTCGAAAGTAGTTATCCTTAAGATCGTTGACAATCTGCCTCTGGAAGGCGGTGACTTCTGCACCCAGCTTTCGAAAACCCCATTTAAGGTGCAACTCGAGAATGTGTTTATAATATTCACTGATCTTATCAGTCTTAAATCTGTCAATCTCAAGAACGTACACATTTCCGTAGCGATCCAAACCAACCACCACAATAGCTGTGTAGTCCGAACGCTTACCAGTGCTGGCAGCAAAGTCCACTGAGGCAAAAAGATTCATTTTCTCACCTTTCATAAACCAGCTACCAGCACTGTAAGTCAAGTGATTCGGAGAGTAGTACTGGAACTTACTACGATCAATATCCATCTCTCCGCTATCGTTTGGATCATTGTAGTACTGCGCTCGGAAGTTAGAAATGTCTCTGTACTTCGAGCGCTTCTTAGAAAGAATATTCTGATCAAAACCAAACCAACGTCCGTCACTCGGTCGCTGTTGACGAGGCCAGAGGAACTGTCCAGTCCCGTCACCGATGGACTCTACCTTACGTTCGAAGATATCGTACACCGAAGATGTCTGGATCACCTCCCCTCGATTGTCGTAAATGTCATGTTCCATCTCCATCATTTCACCGTAAATATCACGGGGATGGTAACGCGTTCCGCAGACCCACTCTTCCATGTCGGTTCCTTCGATTGACGAAAGAAGCGAGTACTGACGGGCTACTTTTTCACGACCTTCTTCGGTGTAGGCATTTTCCGGAACTACGATGTCGTCAAGTACAGCCACATCACAGTGAAGACCAGTAAGGACAGTAGTAAGGCCACCAGTAAAGATCGTGGGATCACGAACTGCCTCCTGTTTTCTCTTTGGATGATCAACTGAGATTTCACTTTCTGTCCACTTTGTCCTGTCGTCGAGCCTTTCATTGATCATGTCAGGCCAATAGCGACGATAAATTTCGCTGGTGAGGATGCTCTTGATAAACGAAAGCTGCTTCTCAGCGAGATTAGACGTAGCGGAAATGTAAAGAATGCGAATATCCGGCTGTCGGGTAATCCTCCAAGCCACTTTAAAAGCCATCATCCTGCTTTTCCCGTGATCTCGAGGAAGCAGAGTTAGCTGGTGATTCTTAGTTGCCGAAGAAGTAGCCCATGAACACCATTCCTGATGAACACCACCCAGCACCTGATACGGAGCCACGAGCCGAATGAAAATCTCCAAGTCGGCTTCGGCAGCTTGTCGTATCTCGTCGTGAGTCAAAAGTTAAACCCTGCGCGCTAGGAAGATGATGAGAATGATTATAAGAACAACTACTAGAATAGACATAGGATCAAGACTCATTTCTTTTTTCCTTTACGTTTAGCCTTCATTTTCTTATACTGGGCGTTAGCAATTGCGTAAGCTTGACTCTCAGACTTACCTTCTCGCTTAAGCGCTTTGACTATTTCCTCGACCTTTTTTGGCATTGCTACTTCCTCCTTGCGGTTTTCGTCCTTGGGAAGCTACGGTTTTTGGCTTTCGACTGAATAGCGCGGTTACTCTTGCGATTATCGAACGGATTATTGTTCTTATGCGCGACATCTTTACCATCTCCTTTCTTTGCCCTGCCTTCACGTATAGCGAGCCTTCGGGCTTGATTTCTCGCCGCTCTACGCTTCTTCTGCTCTGGCTTGCTATTGTACTTAGCCTGAGCGCGTTGTCTTGCTTTAGTCGCCATTTCTATCTTTCTTACGGCATTACAAACTTACCAGTCTTCGGTACTTCACTCAAAGGAATACGCGAAGGCTGCTGATTAAAACTAAATGTAGAAGGACGCTTAAGTTGTCCACCATCTCCGAGTTGACCTGCTGAACAATTCAACATCTTATCTAGTGCGTTAGCTTCTACGCGATCAAAAACAGTGTCGTCCCAACCTTCCCAATAGTCTCCGTGAAACGTAGAACCAAACGGCGCATTCATCATTTTGTCACTAGAGAAAAGCGCACCTTTCCAGTCATCACCGTCTTGGACAGTATAAGATGTGATCAACTGAATGTGAGCAATTTCGAAAGGATAGCCTACAGGCATGATGGGTTGACCTGTATTGTGATCTCTTTCAGTCGAAACACTCATGTGTTCCATGTGATCGACAGAATCTACTCTCTGACCATCCCAGCAATTCGGGAAGTTAATCATTGTGTAAACAACGTCACCAGTCTGAAGCTGATCAGCAAAGGAGAACTCAG